GGAGATATATTATTTTCTTATGATAACTATTAGAATATATAATACTATGGGCATAAAGATAGACTGCGGATTGCTCCGCAGTCTATTCTCTGTTAGCTGATTGTACCAAACTCTTTCCATGTGCCAGGATTTCCTGTTGCAGTGCAAACCCAGCCGATAGGATTACCACTTGCAGGACTGCTGTTATAAACAACTTCGCCCAAAGTGTGATTTCCGTCCGTTGGAGCGGCGATACCGACTTCAAAGGCATACAAGGAAATATCTTTGAGTAGCGACATTTTAGACCTATCAATCACATTTGCCGCAATCAGCACGTTACCAGAGATATTTCCCGCTCCGCTATAAATTAGTGCGCTATTGTATCTTACAGCGGTATTTCCAAAAACGCACAGACCTTTAATATAACCTAAGTTCATAGCAATCTGGCTTGTTGCGCCTTCGTTGTTATTCAGGTAGCAGTTTCTAACTGTCAAACTCTCTGTATGTGCACTGTTGTTACCCTCGCAGTAGATACACTCGCCGTTCATCCACTCGAAATAACAGGTATCAACGTCAATGTTGTAGCGCACGTTATTCACCGGGTTGATTGTGATACCCCGCTGACCCTCAAAGTTACATTTGACAAACTTAGTGGTTGCGCCGCTGTACAGAATGACAACATTTGATCCCTGTTTGCTATTGTCTTGAGGCAAAGCAAAATCGCAAGAATCAAACAGCCAGCTATTAGCCTGTTCAAGCAGTCTAACATTTGAGGGATTTTCTGAATTATTTTGCCCGAACACGCAATTTCTGACTGTAAAAGTCCATGCGTGATCTGCAATGATAGAGCTTGTGAAACGTCTGAAAATCATATCAGACAATACCCATTTCTGTGCATATTTGAAATTCATGCACACGCCCTCGGCGTTTACGTTAAAAAGTGTCAGGTTTCTGATATACGATTCTTGAATTGTTGTATTGTCCGGCATTACAAAATCGAACAGCGTGTTAGCTTCTGATCTAAGAATAGTTGCATAGATATTCTCACCGAACATTTGAAGTCTGCGGGCTTTAGTTGTATCTAAGTGCAAACTCGCCGTGATTCTGTATTCGCCGTTCGGTACATAGATAGGCGTTTTATTTGTCTGGAATTTTTCAATCGCCGCTTGGAATGCCGCTGTATCATCATGAACCGCATCGCCAACAGCGCCGAAATCACGCACGTTAATTACATGAATAGTGCCGCTACCTATTTTAGCCTCAAGAGCCGCATCTGCTTCTTCTCTGGCCGTTGTTTCTGTGGCAATCTTTATATCCAGCGCATTGTCCCCGTTCTTTCTGGCCGTGATCTCGTCCTGCAACTCGCTGGAAATGGTATTCACTTCATTTGCGATACTATCGCTCAGCGCAACAAATAGATCATGTACGTTGGTTTTCTTACAGTTCGAACCATCAACATACTTGTTACCGGCCACAATATTTTTTGTAATCAGCAACAGATCATTTTCCAACCAAACCCAATCACCGTCCTTGTGGTCAACACTTGCAGTGGTGTTGTGCTGTTCGTCATACGGAGTGATTGCAGATCTGACGCTATCCCACAGCGCGGAAAAGTTGCCGATCTTCGTCCAGTATTCCACACGATCCAGAGTCACGCCAGCCGGAACAGGCTGCACGCTCAAGTATGCGTTGCCGCTGTTATCCAAAACAACGGTGTTTGTCTCATACTGACTTGTGATATCCCAAATAATAGGATTGGCATACTTCACGGAGTTGATCGCGACAAAATTCGTGATCTCCCTTTCAAGCTCTTTCAGCTCGTGAAGGATCCAGTCAAGATTCATCTCGTGGAAATTCGCATAGGGAAACTGCTCAAATAATCCCATTACAATACCCCCTTAATAGACTTGGAGACAGAACCGGTTTTTGAAGCTCGTGATGATTACATCTATAATATTGTACAGTGCAACATCTCTTTCCGCTTCAATCATCTGTTGTGAAGTGGTTACGCCGATATTACCATGCGCACGGCCTTTCCGCAACAGGTTTCTATTTCCGGTTTCGTCCGTGGTATTCTCCGCAGACGTTTTAACCGCCACTGTTCCAACGTCCGTTTGAGTGCTTTCGTTTGTCTCGCTCTGCGTGTTGTTGTCTCGCTCCGTGGGTGTGAAGTCGGTTTCATTGTAGGCGCTCACATACTTCTGATCGTTGATAACGCCGTCCGTGTTACTCTGTTTTGTACTCGTGCCGTCCGTGTCTGTCCGGCTGGTTCCGGTTGCATCGGCTTCCGTGTTTTTCTTCGTGTCCTCTGCTTCCGTCCATTCTTCCATGCGATCATAGTTTTCAATAGGATTGTACTCCAACAGCGTTGTTTTGTAAAGCCGTTCCCAAATCGGAAGCTCTTTAGCGCTCCACCTGCCAATCATGGCCTGCATAAACATAGCATCCGGGTAGATTACTTCAAGTTCCGCAGTTTCCGCAAGCAGGTTGTCCTTGACAAGCTCCACGTCCACGCCATCAGGGACAACCAACTCGCCCAGAATGCCGTCATTCAACCGTTTCAGCCCCAGCAGGCTTACTGTTGCTGACATTGTTCACACCTCCCTCATAAGCGTCCGGGAAACGCCACTCTACAGAAATATCTAATCCGAACATATCATTTGTTGCCTTGATAGATTCCTGCAATTCCTCAAGCCACATAGCGCACTTGCTCTGTGTCTCAACGTTATTTGCATTCACTTCATCCGTCACAAGCCGTTCCCGCTTGTCCGTGTTGGCGTTGGGAATGCCAATATCTGTGTCAAACATTGCTTCAATCTTGCGCATATCGCTGAGAATGTCGGAACTGATATACACCTGCTTCAAGTTCTGTTCGAATGCTTCCCATGCTTTACTGCCATCGTCCCGGAAAAGGTTCTTGTCAATCACGGTGCAGACTTCGCCAGACGCTACCCGGTCATACATTTTTTTGAAGCTCTCGGCGGCGGTCTTGTTACCTGCCGCAAACACATAAGCAAGGTGCGTGTTCATAAGGTTCATTCCGACAGATTCAGCGCACAAGGCCAACATATCACCGTAGTAGCCCACAATATCCATAATACCGCCGTAATCCGGCTGTAAACGAATGATCGTGCATTGGCTTCCAATTCTCGGCTCCATAAGGCCACGCAACAGGGGATTTGTGATAATGGCGTTTGTCGGCTGGTAGAACACATTATAGCCGGTCAGGGTGCAACCCTGAGGAATAACGCCGAACTTGCTTGTATTGACCACGGCGAGATAGCCCCAACAGTACAGCACATACAGGAAATAATTCTTACTCCAATGCTCCGGCAAATTCCACTTAAAAAGTGACATAGCCTTTTGAAGCAGATAACGCCGGAAGTATTGGGAAAGTGCTGTGTTTCTGCAATGGACAGTAGACGGACTTACAGCGGCGTTTTGCACATTGATATAATCATAGTTTGCAGGGATTCCATTACCAATCATAGCAATCATCTCCTTTCTTTCATTTTAAATAGTAGCCAGATTGGTAGCTGTGAGATCGGCGGCTCATGCCCTGTAATATACTGATACCAGTATTCCGCTTGCTTGCTTCGTGCCGGTTGCGGCTTCACCGTTGGGCGCTCGTAGTTATAGAGAAACGCTTGTGCAAGATATGCAGGCGGCTTGTCAGATTGCGAGAACTCTCGGAACGTCATAGGATAAAGGCTGGTGCTGATCCACTGCTTGTGGTTCTCAAGCTCGTATATGATCCGCTCCATCTCTTTCTGCCCGTTGTCTTGCCAATCAGTACCTGCCCATTCGGAATAATTTGTATACGGTGTCCACTGTACAAGTCCGTAGCCGCCTGCGAACGGATCCAGATTTTCCCAGATTCCCGGATTCAGTGTACTTTCCGTCTGCATATTTCCAAACATGGCAGAGATAGCGTTATCCGTCCAGCCGTTAGACTTGAAGAAATAGTGCATAATGTCGGCATTATTCTTCATTTCGTCCATCGACAGATAGCGGTTTCCAGTGATCCACGGCAACAGCACTCACCTACTCATAGAAATATCCGGATTCCAGATAGCTTTTAACCATCCGGTTTTCTTCGCTCGTGCCGGACAGCGCAAGATCCGGATCTGCAATCACCTGATAACCGGGCAGCGTGGACAGCTTCACCTTTTTACAATAGGGCCGTCCGCGATCCTCGTTATCATCAGAGACCACCGGAAGAAATTTCGCGTACAGCGTGGGCGCGCTGGTGAAGTTGGCAACAGTGCCATTGCTTCCGCTGGTGGCGAACTCTGGCATAGATGCGTTAACCATATCACCGATCATGTTCGCGCCGGCTGTGATCGCTCCAACAGGATTAAACCAGTTTTTAGCAACGTTCGCCGCTCCGTTAACGGCGGTCAAAGCCATATTCAAATAGTTCTGTCCGATCTGTGCGATCTGCACCGGAACGCCATATTGTCCGCGCCGGACAGCAATCGCATAATCTTTCAGTCCGGCTTTGAGATACATGTCTGCAATGCCGGTTGTGTAGTCCACCGTGTAAGACATGTTCAGCGCTTCCTCGTTGATGATCGACGTGGTGTCAATGGGAATCACACCCCAAACGCGGCTGTCTAACGTGTACTGAGAGAATGGCGCAGCGTTTAGATATTTCCCTCGTGTAGCTGCTTGCGGATGTTTTGGGATTGTGATAATGGCAGCGGAAGGCAGCACACCAGATGTTTTCAGCTTTGCAGCTCTCACCGACACTTCCCACCAGCCGAACGGAATAGAAGTTACCTCCGTTCCAGCCGGTGCATTGTCCGGATACCACATCACACTGGTGACATATTGCATGGGATTGAACAGGACTTTGAGAAGATCCGCGGAGATCTCTGTAATTTCACCCGTCCACGAAACATCACCCATCAAATAGGCCATGAATGACCGGAACTGAACATCGTTGAAAACGTAGTAAGCAACAGCGCCGATAGCGTCAGCGCTATTATTTACAATTCCGACAACATAGGAACCGCCAGAGATCGCCGTTACCGTGGGCCATGTAGACGCTGCTTTCGCGCTCAATGTAACATCGCCCTTTGCCGGATAAAGTCCGTCAATCACGCTGCCGTCAGACGCAAAGGCGCTGCGCGTCACGTATTGAAAACTTTCCCCGATGCTGTTCTTCCAGCTGCCCAGAACGTCCACTTCCATGTGTGCCGTCCATAGGTGGCCTTCTTTGACTGTCCAATCGGTGATAAAGTAGTATCTGCCGCCCAGATCTGAAATGTGCGCATAATTATAATAGGAGGGATTACCCTTTAGGCCAAAATCAAAAGTAATTTCCGGCCTTAACAGGCTTGTAGGCATCTTCAAGACGGCGTTGTGCGTTCTCTGCGTCACGGTGCTGTCCGGTCTTTTTGTGCTGTTCTCACGCTTCTTGAACTCGTACAGCGTTACACTAAGCATAATTGACCTCCTTTAAAATAGGGGCAGGACACGAGGAAAAGTGTCCCGCCCCTCCGTGTTAATCCAGCAACAGCAGAACGCCCTTTTCCGTCATATCCATAATGGCCCGGAAATTAACGTGGTCATAGGTGTTCCAGTAGCCGCCCTTGGCGTTGAACGGCGTGACTGCCGCCCAGTTGTTAACCTGTGCATAGCCCAGCGCTTCCTCGTCAAAGATAACGCCGAAAATACCGGCCTGCTCCACGGCTTTACCGGTCTTGACCGCGCCGTCAGTGCCTGTGTAAATGGGTGTCACATTGATGCTGTCCGGCGTTTTGATGGACTGCCAGAAGTTCACGCCCTCGTAATCGGTGTATTTCAGATAGTTGTCATGGTAGCTGTTCGCCTTGACCATCGCATCAAACTGATCCATAGCCTTGGCATACAGATACACTTTCTGCCGGTTTGCAGGCGTGTGACGCATAACGTGCTTTTCGTTGATAACAGTCTGGTACATTTCGCTCCGCTCGGTCATCATGCGAGAAATGGTTGCGATCCTTGCGTAAGTCCACTGCATGAAGCTGGTGAAGTTCTCCGGCTGGTAAACGCTCTGAGCAGTCAGCGCAAGCCCGGTTTCCGCATTGTACTCGCTCAACAGGTGCACGATTCTCGTATTCTGCTTCTCGGAAAGAATGGAAGCAATGTAGTTCGCCAGAATACCACGGGCGATATTTTCCCGGTACTGCTCCAGCTTGTCAGTACGGTTGCCGGTCACAAGGCTGTTGAAGCGCATGAACTCCTCTGCGCTGGTAAAGGCCACGTCCATGTTATCCTTAAAAATAGTATAGCTATTCTCATACACGGACTGCCCGTAGAAATTGACCTGCAACAGGTCAGGCTTGTTCAGTGCGTACATATCCACGCTCTGACCGTCGCCAATGGCGTTGGGCGCTTTGGTGGTGTCATAGGCAACAGGCCATGTGAAACGGGCATCGTCCTCAATGGGCTTGTCAGCGATAGACAGCTTGCGAACGGCATTGCCCCACCGCTCCATAGACATTTCCAAACCGGAAAACTTACGGGTATAGGGGCGAATGCTGAAAATTGTTTTACCCCACATCTGCGACAGGGCATTGATAATGGGATCATAGCCGGTTTTCAGCGCCGTCTGTGCCACGCTGACGAACTCGCCCGGCGTGGTGGCGGCAATCACGTTTTGGCCGGTTGCCTGTTTGACGATATTCTGCAAGATCGTTCCGGCCTGAAATACCGTCATATCATTTACGTTTGCCATGGTTATTTATCTCCTTTCGGTGCCGGGTTAATAATCTCGGCAAGAATTTCTTCGGGTGTCTGCACCTTTGGCTGATTCACGTTCATAATGTTGCTCCCTTGCACAAGACCGGTCAGCTTCTGCAACTCTGCAAGAACGGGATCAACCGGGGCAGGTGCAGGCTGAGGAACGGGGGCAGGTGCAGGCTGAGGAACGGGGGCAGGGGCATGCTGAGGAACAGGTGCAGGCTGAGGAACGGGGGCAGGCTGCGGAACAGGGGCAGGATTGTTAATCATGGAAAGACCTGCAATCTGCTGAGCGGTAAACCCTGCTTTTGCAAGGGTAAGGATTTCGTCAGGTTTAAATTTAAACATTATTTTCTTCCTTTCTTTAAATAAATCAGAATAACATGCGCCACGTTGCGGCTTGAACATACCTGCCGCCGCTCGTGGTCAAGGTATACCTGTGAACTGCCGCCGCAGTCAAGCATAACGGCATCTTCCCAACCGTAGCTTTCAAGTAGCTTTGCAAGCTGTTCCGGCGTTTTCCTTGCTCGTGATCCGTCCTTGGACGCATACAGGCAAAGCCGCTTCTGCCCGTTGACGTACTTTGTGCCGATAGCCGTTCTCCCACGCCTGCCGCCTTGTGCAACGTTATAGATCGGCTTCTTGATTGCTTTCCCGTCCATCAGGATATGACTGCAAGCAATGTAATTTCCCCATGCTTCATTGGGGACTAAATCAAAATGGAAGCTGTTTGCGTTGTAGTTGTCCCAGAGATAACCACGATACAGGTCTTTCCCATGGTACAGCGTTACACCGTTCCGGCGCAGAGGGCAAGCAGGGTTGCCGTTCCTCATATTATATAAGGTGCCGTTAATTGCATAGTCTGCGCCGGTTGCGCTGATAATGGCTGATAGGGATTTCCGCTTTCGTGTTCGGTGGTTTGGTTTGTTCAGGTAAATTTCAATTTTTTCAATGTCATCCAAAGGAATTGAAACCGCAACCTCATTCTCTTTCTTCGCTGACATGGCCAACACGCTCCTTTAGAAGTGATACAACCTCTTTCAAATCTCGCAGTGCTTCGGTGTTTTCCTTGACAACTTCCGTCCAGCGCTCACTTTCTACCGCGTGGCTTTCGCGCTCCTTGTTCTGCATCCAGAACATGACACCCACGCAAACGATCGGAAATCCCAGATTGCTTACAAGCTGGCTAATAGTAGAAACGTCCATATACATTTCCTTTCTGCCGGATATTATAATAATGAGCAAGGGCATCGTGCGTTAGTCAGACGCGTGCACCAGCTTCCGACTGTGACTTTGTGCAGCCCTTGCTCTTATATAAGAGTAGCTTATCTCAAATACTTTGTCAAGTAATGTTCCGCTAAGTATTCTTCAAAAGTTACCTTATTTTTCATATATGCGTCCCATAGCCAGCCATACATACGCTTGAAGCGCTGTATATCTGCTTCGCTGTCAGTGTAGCATGGTGGACTGCCGGACTTGTGCAAGGAAACGTAATAGGTGCCGTCTGACTTGTGCCGATAGACGCAGATTTTAGAGATTGCGCAAATAGGGATAAATTCTTTGATAGGTCTGCTCCGAATGTTTCCGAAATCGTTAAATGAAAATTTGTTATCCAGTGCCATTTCGGAAAAGCGTGTGCCCTCCGTAGCCCTGTAAAGAACGGTGTTCCGCTTTTCGTCTGAAATGGGCGAGTGTTGAAGCATATAGAGACATATACCTCGTTTGTTGTCTTGATAAACTTCTTTGCCCTTGGCTAACATCTCGTTTGCTCGTTTGACCAGATTGAAACCGACAAACACCGGGTTTGCTACATCGTTAGCATTGGCGAGACATAGCAACTGCACCGGCTTTTTTCCTTGAAGTTCCCGGTTTCTGTTGACGGTTTCATAGCAGTTCATCAGCGCTTCAAACTCGTTTTTAAATGGGCGCTCGTGACGTTCCGGGATAAATTCATCAAAAATCATCAGGTCAACGTCCGAAGCGTCAAACCCTCGAATGTTAGAAAACGTTGATAGAGCGGCTGAATATCCCAACGGCTTCCCCTGCTGTATCTGCTTGCCGTCCTCGTCTACCTTATAAAAATAAAAGGCGCTGTTGTACTTCGTGACCGGCGAGGACGTTATTAAGAGGTTTTGATCCTCGCATATCCGCTTGAATGGGGAAAACTCCGGTTTTGTGATAATGTCGGCCTGTGCCTGTGTTCGCCGGATCAACAGGAAAGTTCGTGGGACTTGGATGGATTCTAACAGACTGCCGTAAGTTTTTCCGGTGGCTCGCCCTCCAACCACAAAGTTAAAGGGCAAGCCACGCTCAAGCAATCCGTGAACATCTAAATAGCCGCTATCAAGATATATGCGGCTCATGGGTTACACCAAAGTGCAGGTGATGAACTCCCGTCCCGCCTTGCTCTGTCCGCTGATAATCTCAATAGTGTAATCCTCGCCGTCCATCAGATCCGCGATGTTCATGAAATCGCGCTTGAAGGTGTCGCTGTTGGTGGCGCAGACGCCGCCGTCCTTGTCCATGACAGACAGCACCTCGACTTCCTTTCCGTCCTTGTTCACGTCCTTGTACAAGCAGTACGCTGCAACATCGATCTGCACGCCGATAAAGTCCTTCATCTTCTTGATAGCCGGGTCAAGGGTCAGCTTGTAGGATTCGCGCTTGTTCAGTTCCTTGTTGCTCTTAATAATAGTAGCCATAGTGATAATCTCCTTTAAAATTAAATGTTATTCGTATTCGTAACGAATTTCGGTTAGCAGCCGCTTATAATCAGCGGCGAGGCCCAATGTGTAAGTGCTGTGACGGAGAGAGACATTAGATGATATTCTAAGGGCGCGGCCCTCGGCCTGATACTCGCGGTACTCACCAGCCGGCATATCATTATAGACTGCTTCCAGTCCACCGGCTTCATAAAATGTGAAGCCCTCGTGAAATGCCGTGATACCTCCGTGCGCTTCAAGTTCTTCACCTCCTTTCTTTTTTGAAACTCCGGCAATGGTGCAGATCAGTTTACTATCCGGCGTTTCGCGGTAGACATACTTCTTTGCGCCCATTGTCCGAAATTCGCACATATCATGCTCTTGCTCGTATACGCCCATATAGTGTGTGATCCCTGCCGGATCGGTGGCGTATGCTCCACTGTTGCGGCTGTCTTTAAAGCGTTCCTGGTTGAATTTGTCCAGATTGATTTCACCTAAGTATTTCACGCTGTCAGTGTCACAATAGACAAATTGCGGTGCATTGGGATCCTCTGGATCTCCATGGGCAAGCTGTATGCCTTCTTCCAGCCGGTAGCGTGCCCAGGCTGTCACCCATACGCCCCACTGATACGCAAGGAACGCTTTTCGGTTATATGCTAACAGTAAACTAGCTTCGTCCTCATTCTGTTCTTCAAAGTCATTATTGACAAATAGAATTGACTGCTTTACAGGGTCTTGCGCGCACATTCCATAAAGGGAATTTAACTTGTTCTTCGACTTCATGTAAAGCAATTCCTGCCCGTCAACGTTCTTTAACTCCGTCTTGTACTTGTAGTATTGGCAGATCGTTTTTATGAGCGGCTTCGGCAAATAGCCATAACGGGCAGTTGCTACATCGTAAAATTTCATATCCGTCCATGCGTACTCACTTAGCAGAATTTTTAAATCAATGTCTGTTATAGTGGTTTCCAGATAGTCAGCGGAAATAATTCTGCCGTTATCAAGCAGTGCGTTTTCAACGTGTCTGCATTTGGCTAATGACAGATATGGACAACCCCAGTCAACCCTTTGCAGGTGTGCGCCGGTGATTGCTACTCGCATGATGCATGCTTTTTGACGCTTGCCTAATATCTTAATAACTTCGTCAAATGGCACATCGCCCAGCCTGTAAAATTCGCTTACCGGAAATTTGCAGTTGCACATTACATCCGGGTAACTGCTGGATCGGTCTGCGCTGTGAACGTTATGCAGCGTGTAATTGGTGTAGTAGCGGTTCGCGTGGGTGTTACCACCCCGGAACGCTTCGCGGAGCATCTTGTAAATCTCGTAGTCTGGCAGCTGTGACTTCACAAAGCTGTATGACACTTCCGACATTGCTTTCTTGGCATCCCGGCGAACATAGCCGGTTGACGTTAGCGGAAATGTATATAGATTGTCACCGTCATGCTCCAATTCAATCTGGATTGCTTCGGTTAAGCCTTGCACATCATGGATGCAATAAGCTATTTCCTGTTCGGTCAGTTCTGTCCATGGATAGCGTACTTTGTCATAGTCAAATGTGCCGGTCAGCTTCTTGTGCTGTACGCCCATTTTCTTGGTATAGATGTCTAAGTTCATGTTGCTGTGCAGGTAACTGCATCGAAACTCAAAGCAGTTGTACATATCACATTTCAAGACTTTGCGAGATCGGACGGCAAAAACTTCCTCCGGCTCAAATGGGTAAATACCTCTTAGAAACTGAAATTCATAGGAAAGATTGTGAACAAAAACAACCAGAAAATTGTTATCAAGAATGTTATGCAATTTCTTTTGAAATTGTGTAAATTCATCCCACGTTCTCCCAACAACTGTATAGGCGTTTCCAAATTGCCACTGCCAAACGTACATGATAGAATTTTCAATATCTGCAAGTCTGGTTGTCTCAATGTCAAACGCTGTTACGAGGTCTTTATATTTCCGGCGCTTCTTCGTGCGTTGATTGCCTTTCTTCCTTTTTACTTCCGGTATTTGCTCAAGCCATTCAAAGGGAAATTCTGACGGCTTGATTACCATAGAAATTCATCTAACGCCTGCAATAGCTCACCGGAAGATCGTTCTACAACATTCGACTTGCGTTGAAATGGTGCATCTCGCTCCGTTTGCCACGCTTGAAACGCCCGGAAAATTTCGGCTGATTTATTGACTTTCTGCGTTGATCGTTCAAATGCTTCTGAGTTTTTGATTTTCTCGTATACGTCCATTGCTACGAGACTGCCATAGCCACGCAGGTTAGACGCTTTCCAGTAACGGAAGAACTCGCCCAGATCGTTGAAATTTTGTTCGTTAACGTATTCATAGCCGTGTTCGTGGAAAGTCTTGATTGCTTCTTTGCGATAGCGTTTAATACCTGTGAGCGTACCGGTCTTTGCTTGCATCATCTTAGCGAGGTCTGCCAATAGGATTTTCTGCTCGTATGGTTTCAGTTCTGACGCAGGTTTATACTTGTCCTTATTATAATAGTATGTCTTGCTTGCTCTGCCGATTTCACTTTCTTCAATGCGCTTCAAGCGCTTTACGGCAATTGCTCGTAGTCTCTGGTACTCATGCTTGATTGTTTCTGGTGTCCATACATCAGCGTGTCGGATAGCATCCAGTGTGTAAAATTCCGGGGTTTCTTTTGGGTCAATCACTTCCCCAGTTGCAGGGTCTGCTGTTCGGTAAAACTTCATGCTTTGCTATCTCCTTTCGGAAAAGCTCACGGCAATAAGCCGAGGTAGACATATCACGTTCGGCGGCTATGACCTCAAGCGTGTCCTTGAGGTCAGCCGGAACGGATAGTGTCAAATGGGTAGTTGCCCGGTGCTTAAAACGGCTTCGCATTGTTCTCTTGTCAACTCCTTTCGTATGAGGTTAATGCGGAGACTTGGCTTAGTGCGCTTGATATAGTTCACGCACTCAATCACATTATGCATATCGAAAAACAAATATGTGTGCTTGGGAATATGCTCAAAGTGGACAGTCAATAAAAAGCACTTAGTTTTCATGTATATTCCTTTCTAACAGGCGTGATCCCTGCTCATTGTATTCCCAGATTTCAACATCATAGCCGCAGTTATGGAAACGGATAGAACGCTCAAGAATCCAGCTATAATCATTCGACCAGCAAGAAAGCTGTTCGCCGTTCTTATAGTAAATCAGACGATAACGCAATAGGATTCCACCTTTCCGCCTCTAATAATTAACTCCATGCAAGTATCTTGTTTCTGGTAAAACTCCACTGTGTCATAGATGTTCTTCTTGAACTCATACACAAGCATTGCGCTTTTCAAAGATGTAGTTGTGTATGTTCTCCAAAAGCCATCATCATATTTCCACATTACTAAATAGATCATCGTTGAACCTCCCTTCCGAAATACCGCCGTGCTAACTGTGCCATGCGACGATCGTCTTTCATGAGTGCCAATAGCATATTCCAAACTTTCCATTCCCCTTTGAGAATTGCAACCTCTTGATCCACCTCGCCGTATTTATCACGCTTAGTCTTATAGAGATCAAAGGAAATGCTTTCCCAATCTTCAACGTGCTTCATCAGGGCCTTAAAACGGATTTCATCGTTAATGGTTTTATAATGGATTTCATTCATGACTTAACCCTCCTTAGAATAAATATTAGAGAATATACTCCATAAGCCCACACATTAACGTTATTTTGTCCAGTATTCAAAGTCTGCACGGATATATTCTACATTTTCTTTGGTGTTAGGTAAGTTATAACCGGAACCATTCCCACCTAAGAACAACTCGCCGTAATCGTTAATGCCGCAAGAAATCCCACTTTTCGGATCATAATCAAAATAATCATAATTCACCTTTCCATGTGTGGGCTTATGCAATATATTCAGTTGTCAAGGTGCTTCCCGGCGATCTCCACTCGTGCCCCACGAGCCGGGCAAAGCCTGACCGGTGGCTCATGAACTGTGTATAGAATAGCATACGCAATACTAAAAATAAATAACTTTGAGTATTATATATTCTAATACCGCCAATAAGAAAATAATATATCTCCGCTTTAGCACGTTAAAGCACACCCTGTCCGCCTGCCA